GTCAACCTATGACCTCACGTTCATGGGTGGCGCGTTGACGATTGACACCACCGTATAAACAACGGCTCCAAGCCGACATAGGAGAAACATGAAAATCAAGTTGCAGTTAAAGCGCACGCCTGACGGCGCGCCCGAGTATTACTACACCAACTTGTTTGTGGTGACCGAGTGGGAACGGCTTGAGCGTCGCAACATTCAGCAACTATCAACTAATCCGCTGTACAGCGATTATTGCTGTTGGATGCACACCATATTGAAACTTAAGGGTGAGCAGGTTGGCGACAACTGGCGCGAATGGATTAGCAAAAACCCAGAGCTGGAGATCATTCCGGTATTGGACGAGACTGACCCAAACCCTACGGACGCGGCACCTACCGCCGCCAACTAGCAGAGATTCTGGTCGCGGTCGGTTGGTGGCCTAGCGACATTGTGTTTGACGCTCGAGACATAGCAACTGTCATTAAAGTGCTTAACGACGCAAACAAAAAACGGAGATAACGTGGCGGAAGTATCGGCAAGGGTTGAGGTTGTAGGGCTCAAAGATGCCTTAAAGACCCTAAACAAGATTGATAAATCTTTGCGCCGAGAAATCACCAAGGATTACAAGCGCATTGTTCAGCCTGTTATTGACGACGCAAACAAACTTGTGCCTACTGGCGTTCCGCTGTCTGGTATGGCGCGCAATTGGCAAACGCGATCAGGGTTCCAGATATTGCCGTGGATACCTGGCATGAAACAAAAAATCGCTGCCAAGATCAATACCCGAGCGATCAAGGAATACGGCGGAAATACTACAAATGTGGGCACGTTTGCCATTCAATGGAAAGGCGCAACAGGCACCATGTTTGACACGTCAATGGCTGGTTCGCTTGGTCGCGCATTGACTGCACGCTATGGGCGTAGTTCGCGAGTAATGTGGAAAGCGTACGAGCAACGCCAAAACGATGTCATGTCCGAGATGGAACAGTTGGTTAAGCGCGTCATGGATGAAGCGAACAGAGAGACCGCGTAATGGCAATTAATATCCCGATCATTTCAGAGTTTGACGGCAAGGGAATTAAAAAGGCTATTGCCCAGTTTAAGCAACTGGAAACCACGTCAGAAAAAGCCCAGTTCGCTATCAAAAAGGCTGCGATTCCTGCAGCTGCCGCGCTTGGCGGTTTGGCTGTTGCGCTTGGTGACGCAACCAAGGCTGCGATGGAAGATCAGCAGGAGCAAGCCAAATTAGCGCTTACCTTGCAAAATGTCACCGGCATTAGTGGCAAACAAACCCAAGCCGTAGAAGACCAGATTGCTGCAATGTCACGTGCGTCTGGTATTGCGGACACCGAATATCGCACAGCACTCGAGGGTTTGGTGCGCGGTACAAAAGATGTTGGCATTGCTATGCGCGACATGAACCTTGTAATGGACATATCCACAGCAACGGGCATGTCTAGCGCAACGGTCGCTGACGCGCTTGCTAAGGCTTATCAGGGCAACTTTAAGGCGTTGCGTTCGTTGTCTCCCGAGATGGCCACCATGATTAAAGAAGGCGCAAGTCTGAACGAAATCATGGACGTGCTTGGCGGTACGTTTGGTGGTGCCACAGCAAAGAACGCAGAGACCGCTGCAGGGAAAATGGCAATACTTAAAAACAGTATTGGCGAAACTAAAGAGTCAATCGGTGCTGCGCTGTTGCCGGTGCTCGAGGCTGTCCTGCCGGTGCTTAACAAGTTTGCTGCATGGGCACAAGACAACCCCAAAGCATTCCTGGCTATTGCCGCCGCAATCGGTCTAGTCGCAGCTGCAATCGTGGCTACAAACATCGCTATGGCGCTTAACCCATTTAGCCTGATCGCTGCAGGCGTAGCCCTACTGGTAGCCGCGCTGGTCGTTGCCTATAACAAGTTTGAATGGTTTCGCACAGGTGTTAACGCAATTATTAACGGCATCCTTGGCGCATTCGAGTCGGTTGTCAACGGTGCGATCATGATGGTAAACGGCATTATCCGCGCATACAACGCAATACCTATTGCACCAAACATCAACACGATTCAGCACGTCAATTTGCCAAACATCGGTGGCAACAATGCGTCACAAGCCGCAAGCCGTATGAACCTGCCACGCATGGCTGAAGGTGGCATCGTGTCAAGCCCAACCCTTGCGCTGATCGGTGAAGCAGGCCCAGAAGCCGTAGTGCCGTTAGATCGCATGCAAAACGGCGGTGGTATCACCATTAACGTGACAGGCGGATTGTCAACTAGCGCCGAGATCGGTGAAAGCGTGGTTAACGCATTGCGTGCCTATTCACGCTCCGCTGGCCCACTACAAATACAGGTTGCCTAATGCCCGGCACAGCTGTAGTTGACTCGGGCAACTATGACCTGCAAATAAGCACAGGTTTCATGCTCGATGCGTTTGTGTTGGACGACCCAGTTAAAGGCATTTTGGCTGGTTACACCACAACAACTACACGCACCAACCTTGTCACCAATCCAAACTTTGAAACCAACACGACAGGTTGGGGTGCAACAAACGCAACAGCAACTAGAGATACATCAGAATCGTATTTAGGTTCTGCAAGTTACAAACTTGTTGCAATTGCTGCTTCCCCAATGTATTCAGGCACTTCTCCTTTTGTGCCAGTTTCCGCAGGCACTCAATACACATTCAGTTATTATGCAAAAACAGCATCAGGAACGAGAAACGCAAATGCACCAATTAACTGGTACACATCAAGCGGTGTTTTCATTTCTCAAACAAGTGGTGCAACAATTTCGCTTAACACTTCATGGCAAAGAGTCACACAAACAGTTACAGCACCCGTAAATGCTGCAAGAGCAATTGCATACATCAACATCCCAAGCGCAACTGTCGGATTAACGATCTATGCTGACGCAATTTTGTTTGAACAGGCCTCATCTGCCTTGCCATATTTTGATGGAACTTATGCTGACGCCTATACGGGTTACACGCTCACCCAGCAACAATGGAACGGCACAGCAAACGCGTCAACCAGCACAGCCACATGGGGACTAAATAGCAGTTACATTGACAGCAATTATGTGCTGGACGGCACAACCGAGTTTGCCAGCGTCATGGACTCAACCACTCGAATCACCGTCAAGCGCGGTAGGCGTGACGTGGGCGACCAATTCAGCGCCGGCACCATGTCATTTACCATTCAAGACGTTGACGGTATTTTTAACCCGTTTGACGAAAACAGCCCATACTATGACACCGCGGACGCAAAGCCAGGTCTTGCCCCGTTGCGCGAAGTCAAACTGTTGCGTTACAGCTTAACCAATGTTGAGGAATACATTTTCTCTGGCTACATCATCAATTATGACTACAACTTTGCGCTTAATGGTTTAGACACCGTGACTGTGTATTGCGCTGACCAGTTCTATCTATTAGCCCAAACCTATTTAGACGCATTTAACCCGTCAGCCGAACTATCAGGCGCACGCATTGAAACCGTGCTTGACCTACCAGAAGTAGATTTCCCTGCCGCCGCTCGAGACATCGCTACAGGAACCGTTGAGCTAGGCCACGACAGCGCCTACAACGTGCCAGCAGGAACAAACGTGCTGCAATACATCACGCAAATTAACGAAACCGCTGAGTTGGGCCGTGTGTTTATGTCGCGTGAAGGCGTGTTCACATTCCAAAACCGTATTGGCAACACACTTAGCGCACCTGTTGCATCGTTTGCTGATGACGGCACGGGCTACAAATACGATGGCGTGGGCATCAGTTTTGAAGCGGATTCGGTAATCAATAGATCGGTGGTAACTGGATTAGACGGCAGTACCTACACGGCAGAAAACGCTGTATCAATTGCCACATATTTTATTCAGACTGCCAGCATCACAAACAGCCTTTTGCATGATGCAACCGAAATCCAAACCGCAGCCGAATACCTGTTAAACCCAGAGCCCGAAGCACGGTACACAAGCGTGGCAACCAAGTTTCTGATGCTGACAGATCTACAAAAAGACACGCTGGCCACACTAGAAATTGGCGACACAATCACCGTTGAAAAAACATTCCCAAGCGGTGCCGGCACAACCCAGTTGGCGCAAGAGCTCACCGTAGAAGGCATCGAGCATTATTTAGACTTTGCCACAGGCCACAGGGTGCTGTACTCAACCGCACCAACCACAATCGTTTACCAACTCATATTGGACAACCCAACATATGGCGTACTAGATGCGCTTAATGTTTTAGGATAGGAGCAACTATGGCAACCCCAACCTCACTCCCAGCAACCTTTGTTGCCGGCAACGTGCTCACCGCAGCACAAATGAACGGCGTGCGCGGAGCATTCCGTATTCTTCAAGTTGTCGAAGCATTTAAGGCTGACGCGTTTTCGTTTTCTAGCGCAACCTTTGTTGACGTCACAGGCCTATCGGCAACGATCACACCACAAAGTTCAACAAGCAAAATCTTGTGCATGGGTCAACTAAACACAGGTACGGCAAACTCCGAGTATGTGATCGCTCAACTTGTGCGCGGCTCAACCGTAATTGGTTCGGGCACAAGCGGCACAACCTACAACGGCATTTCATTCAACCCAGCGTCAGACAACTCCCGTATCTGGACAACACCATTTGAGTTTATTGACAGCCCAGCAACCACAGCAGCAACAACATACAAAATACAGGTACGCGGTCTCGCAGCTGTAACCCAATACGTCAACCGCCGCGGTTTAGACACCGCATTTGGTGGCTCATCCAACATCATCCTCATGGAGATTTCAGCATGATTGACTATGCAGCAATACTTGGGTCCAAATACCCTGGCACCACATGGACGCTTGACGGCATGGACTATGACGGTCTCACATGGTTAGACGAATCACCAAAACCAACACAAGCAGAACTTGACGCTTTATGGCCACAAGTTGACTACGAAACCCAATACCAATTGGTAAGCAACACACGCCACAAGGAATACATCATTTCAAGCGACCCAATCTTTTTTGAATGGCAACGTGGAACAAAAACACAAGCCGATTGGGAAAACGCAGTACAAGCAATTAAAGACGCAAACCCATATCCACCAGCCCCGTGAAATGGCTACTGAAATCGTGGTTTCTTTTATCGGTGGGTGTTTCCTTGTATTGGTGGCGCTCATTGGCAAAATCGGCAGCGACAACAAAAAAGACCACGGACAAGTCCACCAAATGCTTGGCCGAATAGAAGAAAAGATAGATCACCATGTTGAAAATCACCGCTAAAGACAGAGCAATGTTTGCAAGTTATGCGCGATCGGTAGTTGGCGCGCTTATTGCTGTTTACTCGACTGGAACAACAGACCCGCGCGACTATGGCAAAGGTGCAATTGCAGCAATAATTCCACCATTGCTCCGCTGGGTAAACCCAAAAGACACAGGTTTTGGACGTGGCAACAGCGAAAGCTAATCCGAACGCACGGCCGTACACAGGCAACAGCGACGGCCCATCAGCAGGCCCGCGTGCCGGCATGAACGAATGGATAAAGCAAGCAATTGCAGCATCGAATGGCGCGCTTTGGAATAACGGGTCTTGGGGTGTGCGCGACATGCGCGGTAGCGCTGGAACTTTGTCAGTACATGCCACGGGCAGAGCTGTTGACTTGTCATATCGCAAAAGCGAAAGACACGCAAACGCCAGTCGAAAGGGCGCATTGTCTTTTATTGACATTGTTGTTGCTAACGCAAACACGCTAGGCGTTGAGTGCATACTCGACTATTTTCCTGCACCGTACGGGCGCGCATGGCGCTGTGACAGACAGGCTTGGAAGAAATACAGCAAGCCGACTATTCACGGGGCACCAGGGGGCGACTGGTTTCACGTTGAGATAACCCCGCAGGCCGCCGACTCGGTGATCTTCGTAAAAGCCGCATTCTTAAAGGTGTTTGGGGAAATCCCACCTAAGGCTTGATCTATGTTCTAGGGTCGGAGTACCGACAAAAGGACAGGCAATGACTGAACCGCAGATAGTTGACTACAGCGTCTATACAGGAGTAATGGACAACGGCCAAGAAATCTTGGTGCAGATATTTTCTAGCCCAGAGTCAGGCAAGTTCCTAATGGGACAAATCGCATTCAGATCGCACGCATCTAGTTGGGGCGTGCCCATACCTTTGGAGAAACGATGAACTACTTTGCAGAAAAAATCATTGGGCTAGTACTTTGTACCGTCTTTG